TTCAGTAACAACATTCAGATGCCTCGTGAGGCGGAGTCACACGACGTGACGACTTTCGGCAACAGCGCACATCGGTATGTCGGTGGGCTCAAGGATGGCACGTGCACCATTCAGGGAATCTACGACAACACCGTAGGTGGCCCGGCCGATACGTTGGAACCGCTGCTGGGGCAGACCGTCGAGATTGTTTACCGCCCGGATGGAACCGGCGAGGGCAAGCCGGAAAAGGTGTTCGACGCGGTGTTGACCTCGTACGAGGAAACTGTGCCGGTGGCCGACATGGTTACCTGGTCGGCTGAATTCCAGATCGACGGTGATGTTTTGGTCGGTTCCCAGACGACGGAGGTGTGACGGTGAGCCTGGACAAATCGCAACTGTTGGAACGTTCCTTCTCGGTCAGTGAGGTTGAGATTCCTGGTGTCGGCACCGTCAAGGCGCGTGGCCTGACCCGTGGCGAGGTCAATGTCTTGATGGGCATGAAGGACATCGACCAGAACACGTTTGACCGTTTCGTTCTGTCGCGCGCGCTGGTCGAGCCGAAGATGACCGAGAACGACGTAAAGGCATGGCAGGACGTCGCCTTGCCCAATGAGATCGGTAATGTCATTGAGGCGGTGATGAAGCTGTCGGGCCTTGAGTCCGGCGCGGAGAAAAGCGGCGTATAGGCGGCTGAGTGAAGACAAAGATCTGTGGTTTGATTATTGGCTAGCGGATCGACTTCATAAGACGGTGGCGGAAATCCGGGCCATGCCCCACGAAGAGTGGGTGCACTGGTCTATGTACCACGGGATGAGAATTCAGCAAGAGCAACTCCAAGCGAAGGCGGCGAAACGTGGCAAGGGCTAGCGACGCAATCACCGTCGAGGGGTTGCGGGAACTGCGGTCGGCGCTTCGCAAGGTTGACGGCGAGATGCACAAGATGATGCGGATAGCCCAGAATGACGCGGCGCAAATCGTCGTCAACCGAGCGAAGCCTAAAATCCCGGTGCGTTCAGGCCGGGCGCGCAATAGTGTTCGGGTAGCATCTACTCAGACGGCTGCCCGAATTAGAGCGGGCAGTAAGCGTGTTCCGTATTACGCCTGGCTTGACTTTGGTGGCCGGGTCGGCCGGAACAAGTCGGTGAAGCGTCCTTTCTTCAAGGAGGGACGCTACATCTTCCCGAGCTATTCGGAGACGAAAGAGCGCGTTGAGTCGACGCTGATTAAGCGCCTGACCGAGTTGTGCAGAGAAGGAGGGTTGTTGTAATGGCTGGCCCAACCATTACCCTCACGATTGCGGGCGACGCGCGCGACGCTCGCCGCGCTATGCGCTCGGTCGGTGATGAAGCTAATGAGATGGACAACCGGTTGGAGAAGTCCGCCGGTTCGTGGGATAAGTGGCGAGGCCGGGCGGTCGCGGCGTCGACTGGTGTACTGACGGCTAGTGTGCTCGCCGGTAAGGAAATCGTCAGCTCGGCCGCCGAGGCCGAACAGTCGATGGGTGCCGTCGATTCCGTCTTCAAGAACAACGCGGGCACGATCAAGAAATGGGCGGAAGGTGCGGCCGACAGCATGGGCCTGTCCGCGCACCAGTACCGGGAGCTGGCCGCCACGGCTGGCGCGCAGCTCAAGAACATGGGTGTCGCGCAGGACGAGCTAACGAGCAAAACGAACACTCTTATCCAGACCGGCGCGGACCTGGCGGCAACGTTCGGTGGCACGACCGTGGATGCTGTGGATGCGTTGACATCGGCGCTTCGGGGCGAGTTCGACCCGTTGGAGCGTTACGGCATCTCGATCAAGCAGAGCGACATTAACGCCAGGCTGGCCGCTAAGGGTTTGGACAAGTTGACCGGCTCCGCTCGTAAGAACGCAGAACAGCAGGTAATCACTGCGATGATCGCGGAGCAGTCAGCAGACGCTCAAGGCCAGTTTGCGCGGGAGGCCGACACGGCTGCTGGGCAGCAACAGCGCCTAGCCGCGCAGGTGGAGAACCTTAAGGCCAAGTTGGGTGAGCAGCTATTGCCGGTTTTCACGCAGGTGATGACGTTCATTACCGGCACGGTGATTCCGTGGTTGCAGCGCAACAAGGACACCATCATGAACTTGGGTATCGCGGTGTCCGGCCTGGCTGCGTTCATCCTGACGGCAAACACGGCGATGAAGGCTTACAACGCCGTCATGGTGATCGTGAAGGGCACCACGCTTGCGATCACGGCGGCCACCAAGGCGTGGACGTTGGCGACCAAGCTGCTGAACCTCGCCATGAAAGCGTCACCTATGGGCCTGATTATCACGGCGATTGCGGGCCTGATCGCGCTGATTGTTGATGCGGCGCACGAGGCGGGCGGTTTCGGCAAGCTGTGGGACAAGGTGACGGGTGCGATTGCTAGGGCGGCGAAGTGGGTTGCCGACAAGGTGTCGGGCGCTTTCAACTGGGTGAAGGACAAGGTTATCGGTGCCTGGAACAGCGTGGGCAACTTCTTTGAGAACCTGTGGGATGGCATTGTCGGCCACCTCAAGGACGCGCTGAACTGGATCATCGGCCTACTGAATGAGGCCATTGACGGGCTGAACTGGCTGATCCGTCAGGCCAACAGGTTGCCGGGTATCGACATTGGCGAGATCGGCCACATTCCCACGCTGCACACGGGTGGTGTGGTGCCGGGCGCGCCTGGCGAGGAAGTTGTGACGCTGTTGCAGGCAGGGGAGCGGGTGACGCGCGCTGGGGCTGGCTCCCCGAAGACGGTCAAGCTCGTCTCGGACGGCACCAAGTTCGGTGACTTGGTGTTGGAGACGCTGCGGAAGACGATCCGCCAGCAGGGCGGCGACGTGCAACTGGTGCTGGGGAGGTAGGTCGTGACGGCTCCGCGAATCTCGGTTCGTATCTGGCACCCGGATATTGACGACCCGGCGAACGAAGAGTTCATCACTAGCGATGTGCTGATTGAGGGCGGCATCACGTTCAAGTGGGGTGCGCACGACGCGGAGCAATCGAACCGGGCACCAGCGTCGGCCGTGCTGAGGTTGCGCAACCATCACGGCCGCTACACGCCAACGAATCCCGAAAGTGACCTGTTTGGCATCATCGGCCGGGGCACACAGTTTCGCATCCGTGTGCTTGGCGGTCCGCCGGAGAGCACCGGCCAATGGGAGACCCGGTTCATCGGCTGGGCTAACTCGTGGCTGCCGAAATGGTCGGAGTCCGAGCAGGATCACATTGTTGAGGTGGAGCTGTTCGGCCCCCGGCAGCGGTTGGGGGCCAACCGTGAGCCGCTGGAGACCACGCTAGAGCGCGGTGTGCCGAGGCTATTGCCTGGCGTTATTGGCTACTGGCCCATGACCGGCGGTAAGTACACCCGGAATTTCCCGGACGTGGTTGGTGAGGCTGGCCCGGCTGAGGCTAAGCCGTGGGATCCGAACGGTGGCGTGTATCGGGGCGAGTATGAGGCGGCGGCGACCGGCCCGATCCCTGTGCTCAAGGGCACGTCGTGGGTGCAGTGCTCGGACCTGCCGCGTTACCCCACCACCGGCTACCTGTGGATGCTGGCGTACACCCGGTTCCCGGACGATATGCCGGACGCCACCACGTTCGGTGTGCCGATCATGGCGCTGAATACGAACACGCAGGCCACAAGTCAGTGGGTGCTGTATGTGACCAGCGCGGGCCGTTTGCGTATCCGGGCGTACAACTCCGAGGGCGACGAGATTGTTGCTCCGGATTGGACCGGCGGGTTCGACGTGCGCGGCCAAGAGGGGTTTGTGTTCATCCGGTTGGAGAATCAGGGTGGCGGGCAGCTCTACTGGCGAAGCGGGTTCTTTCCAGCTGACCAGCCCGCGCCGCCTGACTATGACTATGACGTCATTGGCGGCATCGTCAATGGCGCGTACGCGGGGACCGCTACCGGCTGGTATCTCTGGCATGAGGACATTCCCGACGCCGCGTGGGGGCACGTGGTGTTGGGTAATGCGAATGCGCTGTGGGACGCCGAAACTAACGGCAAGCTCGCCCGCCTGGTGTCGGCCTACAACGGCGAGCGCGCGGCCGACCGGATTCAACGGCTGTGCGACGAGGAAGACCTGCTGCTGCACATCACCGACTCGGGCCTGTCGGCGCGGATGGGGCCGCAGCGCACTAAGGGCCTACTAGAGCTGCTGGACGAGTGCGCCAACGCCGAAGACGCGATCATGTACGACTCGTACGGCGTCGCACCCAACAACTACTACAACCACGTCATGTGGCGCTCGCTGGGCACACTGTGGAATCAGGCGCCGAAGATGACATTGGACTACGAGGCCGGGCACATCTCCCCGCCGCTGGACGTCATCATTGACGACCGGGGCGCTGTCAACGATATGACGATCCAGCAGGACGGCGGGACGGCGCGCAAGTACGTCGATATGGACGGCCCGGCCGGGGTGGACGCGATTGGCCGCTACTCGGCCAGCAAGACGCTCAATCTGTACGAGCTGGCGCAGTTGGAGCCGCGCGCGGCGTGGGAGGTGCGCAAGGGCACCGTGATCGAGCCGCGTATCGGGGCTGTGACGGTGAACGTGACGATCAATGATGAGCTGCGCTACCCGTGCGAGCAGATCTATCCGGGCGACTTCATCGAGGTGGTGAATCTGCCCCGCCGGGTGACCCCCGACCCGATCAAGCTCATGGTGGTTGGCGTGCAGGAGCACATCACCGAGAGCATGCGATTGTTCACGTTTATCACGGTGCCTGGCTCGGTCTACGACATGGGGCACACCTGGGGGAACTCCGCGACGGACATGTTCGCGCGGGCTGACTTGACAGATTCGACGGTTGCGACCGATGGGTTTGTCACGGGCACTGACACGGCGTTGGTTGTGGACGTGCCCACGGTGCCGTGGACCACCGACCCCGCCGACCTGCCGTTTGATGTGCGGGTCGCTGGGGCGGTGCTCACGGTCACGGATGTGTCCCCGGTGGTGGATGGCCAGCAGGGATTCGTCGTGTCGGCCACGGTCAAGAACGGCGTGGTCAAGGAATTGCCGGTAGGTGCTCGAGTGCAGATCGAGCCGGGGGCCTACGCGGCCAACGTGTAAGGGAGAGGCACATGGCTACATGGTCCGGTGGGCAACGGTTGGTTGCTGCGCGGTTGGTTGACGTCTCCGGCTTGGTCGATCTGCCGATCAGTGACACTGTTCCGTCGTCGTACAGCCAGTGGGGAAACACGATCAGCTTCACGAACCCCGGTGTTGACGTGGCTGTGTGCGCCTGGCTGGTCGGCCGCGCGTACA